CAGTGGGATTCAACCAGCCAATCTTCAATTTGTTTTTGAGCTTTTTCTGCTTTCTTTTTAGCTTCTTGCTTAATTAAATCCTCAAATGATTCAACTGGCATTTGCTGACCTTTATATTCAACAATGCCAACCTGAACAGGCTTTGCTTTTAGCAGCTCCATTGTCGAAGGCTTTGGTGTCGGTCTAACTTCATAATTTGAATCATCAACAGGCAATAACATATCTGCTAGGCTATCAGCAGCAACAGAAACATATTGTTTTGTGATATTTAAAAAGATGGTAGAGCCATTACGCTTACCTTTTGGAGAGAACCCGCGTCTTTCAATAGATTCTTTGTTTAGCGTTGGTGTGCCTTTTTCACCACGGTTAGCATCATCAATGCCTTCAAAATACTCGATGTCAGACTGCCACGCATCTTCAATGCCAGATTTTTTGCGATGCGAAACAGCCTTTTGTTTTTTTGACAAAAGTGCCTTACCGAATCGTTCAAGTCTATCAATTTTAGAATCGTCGTCTGCCACGTTACCTTTCCTGTTTGTAGGATTGCACCACTATCACAGCGGTGCGTTAAATCAGTGTACTTGCTGTTATCTCAACAGTATTTTTTAAAAACAGTTGCCAGTGCTGAACTCTGGCTTTGCACTCCAGTTTCTTATCGAAACTCTAATCGTGACTACATCAACCTTCTTATGGTCTATAGTAATACTGGCGGTCTAACGATTGCGTATCAGCCTACGCATGAACTGAATTTAAAACTGGCTCAATATCCAGCACCGTAGTCATAATTTTCGCGTCTTTGAGCTACTTGTACTGGTTTTCTTTCTTCATTTGTTAGACTTTCAGCATTCACGCCTAAATACCTAAAAGAATCTGCGCTGTGTGAATACTGATCATGAATTGGCGCACCAAATTCACCTGTTCTATTATTCTCTTGCCGACGATAACGCTTTAAGCATTCAACTAATCTTGCTGACTTATTCTTATCAAAGTAGCATTGCCTAAATAACATTCGTGCCGCTTTAATACCTGGTTCAATTCCTATTTGTGGCGTAATTTTTACTTTTCGCCCAAATGCTTTAAGGATTTCTTCGGTACTTTTACCTGTTTTAAAATCCCTATTCCGTCCGTCGTGTGGAATAAAGTCATAACCCCAGTTATATCCTTTGCTATTTAATAAAGCAGCATAGTAATCAAGTGTTTTTCCACTTTCTTCAATGCTTTCAATAATACGAATTTCACTGCGTAGTTTTTGTACAATCAAAATAGACATCGCATCATTAAATCCTAAGTCCCAAATCGTATGCGCTTTAAGCATAGGGTCGTAAGGTACATTACAGATTCTATTTTCAATCGTCGCCGAATTAACTTCACTTGCGTAAATCGCGCCGCTAAGTGCTGCTCTACATTTACCGCCCCAAATCCAATCATAATCTTCTGGGTTAGTGCGTAAGCAATGCAATCGTTCTTTTTCTAATTCTTCAGGAAAGTACGGGTTATCACTAAAATTAACATCAGAAACAAAACTATCGTCTGGTGGATTTAAAACAAACCTAACATAAGTATCGTCCGTATCTAAATCAGGGTTAAATGAAATCCAAATTTCACTGCCTTTTTTACGAATCGTTGGGATTAAAATATCCCACGATTTCTTTGATACGGTCTGCCCTTCCTCAACCCAACATATATCTACGCCTTCAATCGATTTTATCGATTCGACAGTATGCTGTGCTAAACCTGCAAACATAAACATCGAACCATTGATACCGCGTATTTCAGTTTCCAAAATCTCAAAGAACGTACCTAAACCAAGCCTCTGAATCTGATCTGCTAAAAGCAAATGTACAGATTGCTTAATACTTTTTTGCACTTCCCTTGCACATAAAATTCGCAATGGTTTCTGTGTTGCTAGTAATACCAGTGCTTGAGCAAAGTTATACGACTTACCCGATCCCCTACCACCATGCGCTACTTTATATCGCTTTGGTGTGAATAAAAACTGTAGCTTCTCAGGGAAATCAACAGATAATTCATTCATGTTTTTTTCTTTGCGTCATCACGACGTTAATATAAGTTTTGTTATTCTTGCTTATCTGGCTTGATAAAATTTAAGTTAATTGTCGGCAAACTTTTTCCGTCTGTATCAACTAATGCAACCTTATCTAAGAATCCGCCTTTAGATTTTACAAGTAATTCACTCGCTCTAATTCTGTCGGATAGCTTTGCTGGATAATCACCATCGTCAACTTTACCAAGATATAAGTCAGTCCAAAATCGCTGTATCTGCTCAATACTTGAAATACTTTTTTCTTCTAGTGTTTTATTTAGAAAATCTAAATAGTCACGCACTTTCTGCGATCCAAGTATTGTAGATGTTCTATGTTTTGCAACATTTTCAGAATAGCCAGCCTCACGCGCTGCTAGAGTAGCATTGCCACTCTTTGCATACGCTTCACAAAATATCTTTTGTTGTGAATTAAGACTATATTCAGCCATAAAATTACATCATTGGTTGTTTGCCAGCAGGGACAGCTTTCGCGTCGCCTGTAAATCCTTGCGAAAATAACGCTTCAGCACTCGCCGCATCACCT